GGGTAGAAAGACCAACGCCTGTAATGCCAGCTCCATTAGCAAACGCTTTCTTTCAAATCGTGCAAGAGGCTAAGGGAGATATGGAATATTTAGCAGGTATTTATTCATCAATGATGGGAGACTCAGGAGGAGCTTCTGAAACTTATAGAGGTATGTTAGCTTTAGATGAATATGGTACAAGAAGAATTAAACAATGGATGAGTACATCTATAGAACCTGCTTTAAAACAATTAGGGCAAACAATTATACAATTTGCACAATCAACATATTCAGCAAATAAAAGATTTAGAATTATACAACCTAGTGCTATACAAGAAGGTAAAACTCAAGAAATTAATATACCTATATATAATGATATGGGAGAAGCTATAGGCAAGTCAATGGATATTTCTACTTTAAAGTATGATATAAGAATTGTTCAAGGCTCTACTCTTCCAGTTAATAGATGGGCATATTTAGAGGAATTAAAACAATTAATGCAGTTAGGAATAGTAGATGATATAGCTGTTCTTGCTGAAACAGATATTAAGAATAAAGGGAACATTGCGAAAAGAAAATCGTTATACTCACAACTACAAGGCCAAGTACAACAATTATCCGAAACTGTTAAGGATAAAGAAGGTACTATTGAAACACTTGAAAGACAGTTGGTACAAGCTGGTATCAAACAAAAAGTAATGCAGGCTGATGTAGAGATAAATAAAAAGAAAGAAGAAGTTAAGTCTCAACTTGGAAAAGAGTTCATTGAGACAGAAGGAAAACAAAAATTATTGCGGAATGTAATGTCTAATAATGTCGAGTCTCAGAAGCAGCAAGCGGCTAATATGTTACAATCTACAAAAAATAGTTTGGATAGTAAAGATAGCAATGCTTAATCTATCCACATTGACTTTAACCAAAATAAGGAGAAAACATGGTAGACAATGCAGAAGGTCAAGGTAACCCTGAAATCGGTATGCAGCAAGACAGCTTTGAAGCTGCTGAAGCTGTATCTGATACAGGCTCTGAGACTTTTTTTGATGACCTAGAGAACCAAGTCAATGGTGGTATCATAGACGAAACCGCTGAGGTAACCCAACAACAAATAAGTGGCTCCGAACAGGTAACCCACACTACACAAAACGTTGGCTCCGAGAATGTGGATCTTCCAGTTAATAACGGCACAGACTGGAGGAAAAGATACGAAGACTCAAGCAGAGAGGCCGTACGATTGCAAGAACAGTATAAAGAGGTTCAACCTTTTGTACCTGTCCTACAAGCAATGAAAAACGATAGTGGATTGGTAGATCATGTTCGGGATTATTTGAAAAATGGTGGAAAACCTGCAGAATCTGTTCAAGAACAATTAGGACTTGATGAAGATTTTGTATTTGACGCTAATGAAATAACAGATCCTGATTCTGATAGTGCAAAAGTAATGAATGCTCACGTAGATAGAATAGTACAAGGTAGAATTGGTCAAATGATGCAAGCTGAAAAAGGCAGAGCTCATAAGATGCAACAAGCCCAAGCTAGACTAACTGAAGAGCAACAATTCAAAGAGAAGAATAATATGACAGATGAGCAGTTTAATTCCTTTAAGGAAAAAGCTCAAAAACATATTATGAGTCTTGATGATGTTAATTACTTACTAAACAGAAATCAGAACAATGCGAATGTTGCAAATTCAGCAAAAACAGATATGTTAAATCAAATGAAAAATGTCCGTAATATGCCTTCTTCCGCATCGGGAGCGAACAGTCAAGGAGTAGAGAAAACAGCAGACGATGATGTCTTTGATGTTTTAAAAGGCCTTGACGGTGGTGTAGACAACTTGTTCGGTTAGGCTAAACAATTTATAGTCTATCCGAATTTAATAATAAATAGGAGATAGACAAATGGCAGACGTTTTAAACGTAACTGGAAGTAATTATACTTCCGAGCCTACAGTCGAATTTGGGCCTAGTGCGGCTACTGGTGCTTTACGCAGAAAGTATAACTTTGGCGATAAAGTATCAGAATTAAGCCTAGCACAAGATCCATTTTTTCGATTTGTAAGCATGGTTTCGAAAAAACCAACTGATGATCCGACTTTCAAATTTACTGAAAAGCGTGAATCATACACAAAACGCTATGTATATGTATATAAACATGGTGATGGCACAAGCACAGCAACTACTTCATTAGCAGGTGGTGCAGGCGGTACAGCAGTAGATCTTGCAGCAGCTGATGATGCAGCTGGTGATGATATATACCTTGAAGTTGCTGGAGATTGGCTAAGTAATGGTAATAAAAGAAAAGCTTTTGGGCAAACAGCTACAGCTATTGCAGCTAGTGGAACTGCTCCAGAGTTTCTTTTTGCAGGCCAATTACTTAAACTTCCTTATGCAGATGCTGCTAATACTAACAATGATCAATCTACATCAGGCTATATGGTTGTGAAAATCAATGCAGTAACAGATGGTGTTACTAGTTCTGAATACAAAACCTTAGCATGTACTGTTGTAACTGGGCCCGGAGCTGCAAAGTTCCTAATGGGTATTCCAAGTACAGCTCAACTTGCAGCTTCTCAAGAAACTCTTGAGCCATATCGTTGCTACGTAGTTGGTACTGCTTTTGGTGCTGGTACTGGATATCCAGAAACATGGCAAGATCAACCTTACTTAACAGCTAGTGGTCAAACTCAAATATTCAAAACTTCTGCAGTTATGAATAACACTGATCGTGCTACTGTATTAAAGTACGAGAGTAATGAGTGGGCACGTATCTGGAAGCAAAAGTTGATTGAGCATAAATGGGATATCGAAAATAGCTTGCTATTTGGTAGCCAAAGTGCAACTTACAATACTACACAAGGTGCTGTAGATTGGATTTCATCATACGGAAATGCTTTTTCATTAGATATTGCAACAAAAACTCAAGATGATTTTCTTGACGATATGTCTGCAATGTTAGATCCAAGATATAATAATTCTGCTTCAACTGTATTCTTCTGTTCTACAGCAGTTTACAATTGGTTGCATAAACTATCTGGATATTTCAGAAATAATGTAGAATCTTCTTCTAATTACAGAGCTGATTTTTCATTATCTGGAAAGAAAAAAGTGTTTGGTATTGATATTACAACAATCTCAACAGTATATGGTGATATGAATATTGCACGTAATGTGCATCTTGATGGTACTAAAATAAAGATTCTTGGAATCAATATGAAGTATTGTGCATATCGCCCACTAGTTGGTAATGGTCTTAATAGAGACACAGGAATCTACGTAGGAGTTCAAACTTTAGAAAACTCCGGGGTCGATCGTAGAGTAGATCAAATCTTAACTGAAGCGGGAATGGAATGGTGTTGTCCAGAAACTCACGCTTTATGGACATAAGGAGATAGATTATGGGAAATCCATTATATGGACAAAATAAAGATGATGGTCAAGTTGGCTGGTTACAGAATCAACCGAGTGGCGTTAAAGATCATGGTACATTAGGCGATAATCTAACGCTAACAGCTGCCGATATGGTTAATCATGTTGCTCATACATGTGATCCAGCAGCAGCTAGAAACATCACTACTCCTACTGCAGCTTTAATAGTTGCAGCTATTAAAGCAAAGGCTAGTGATGGTCAATGTAAACTTGGAGATACCTTCCAGTTTTGCTTCATTAACGGCGGAACAGCTGGTGCCGATGAGTCATGCACTATGGTTGCAGGCTCAGGAGTAACTCTTGTAGGTAACGTAGAAGTTGAAAACCTTGATACTGCTAGTGATGCTATTAGTTCTGGTTCAGGGCTTTTCTCTGTGCATGTTACAAATGCTGTGAGTTCAAGCGAAGCTGTATCTTTAATTAGAATAGCATAAGGAGATAACTATGGCTAAAGTAGGGACAAATGCTGGCTGGAATGACAACTATGTCGAAACAGTTACAGCATCTCAAACACTAAGTTATAATGATAGTGGGAAGGTCTTCCTTGTTGGCACAGATGCACTAACGATTACATTGCCAGCTACTAGAGCAGGTGTAAGATTTACATTTGTTAATAGTGGTGATGACGATGGAGTTTTAATTACCGTTAGTCCTAATGCGAATGATAAGATAATGGGCACTATTGCTGCAGTATCTATGACCGCATCAGATGATGGTGATTTAACTAATACCAAATCTGGAGCTAATAAAGGTGATTGGTGTACTATTGTTGGTGATGGAAGTGATGGCTGGTATATCATCGGTGGTGATGGTGTATGGGCTGGAGCATAATCATAGCTTAATAA